CCGAAAGGTGCTCCCAACCCACCGAATATTGCACTGAATAAACCTTGATTACTTTTACTTGTTGGTGCAGAAGAAGTAGTTTTTTTAGTTTTTTCTGGTTTATCTAGTGCAGATTCGTAAGAACTTTCTCTTTCTTTTGATTTTAAGAATTGTGCATCAGCCCTTGTTGCGGCAGTGCCTACAGTTTTCTTAGTTATTTTAACGATATTCTGACGCATGATATTCATATCACGAGCCATACCAGGCAATACCATGCTATTTTTAGCCATGATAGAAGTATTAATTCGAATTACATTTAAAGACTTATCATCGAGTGATGAAGTATTGGCTGAAACACCAGCACCTTTACCGCCTTTTCCACCTTTATCTGAATACTTGTATGCTTTACCAAAAGAAGATTCTAGCATTGCACCTAATATGCCAGATTTAGGAAATAATCTACGTAAGTCGGAACGTTCTTTTGCTCGTTCTGACGAAGCTGAACTTAGAGAAGAAAATGTTCCTTCTCCGCTTGCAGTTTTTTGTCTGTAAATTTCTTCAAATCTACCTCTTTTTATTGCCATTTTTATTTCCTAGCTTGTTTTTGTTGTTCTAGTCTGTTTTTTTCTTGTTCTAAGAATTGCACTAATAAAGACATATAAATTTCCCTTTCCCACGGCATCATATTTTCTAATTCAGTAAGACTATATTTGTGATGGTGCATTAACGAAAAATTAGTCTTGAAATAGTTATTCAAATTTTCATGAGAAAGGCCTAGACGAAAAAATTCTGGATACCCTCTATCTCAATATCTTCATGATGTCCGCATTTATTACAATGAAACACGACTTCTTTTTTAACTTTAGGCATCGTATCAAAAAACTCTTTAATCTTATCTAAGTGTTCTTGTCTTAATCCATCAATGAACTCAAATATTTCATCGTCACTAAAATCTTTAGAATAATATATTTGGTCTTCATCATAAATGTAATCAATACATTTTGTTATTAATCCAAAAACAATATCATTTTCGGACTTATCCGCCATCGACTCAATCATTTCAAATGTAGGATATTTAAACACAATACCTAATTTATCTGATAATTCAACCTTACTAGAATGTCCTTCACCAAATATAGGGTTTATTTCTAGTACGTTTACTTCAATATCTACGATATTCTCACAATGTTTATCTTCACCCTCTTCATTTTGACCCACTACGTTGTTGCATTTATATTTAACTTTAACAACTTCACTCACAGACCTTGCTCTAAGATTTAGAAATAAAAACTCCAAATCAAATACAGGTAAAGTTTCAACATCAATTTCATCTAATACACAATTCTTAACAACTTTTTTGATTGAATCAACGACATCTTTAACTTCTACTGATTCTGACGCCATTAATAATAGTTTTTGTTCTTTAACTAAGAACGGTCTAAATCTAACTTTCTTTTTATTAGAAGGTAAAACACATTCATATTCAGGCACATCAATTCTAGGTAAAGCCATAGTAACTCCATTAATAATTAAACAAATAAATCCTGTGCTAAGTTATCTCCAGCACGTTGAAGAACTCTCTCACCAAAAGAACCAAATACTGCAGCGACCGCTTGAGCAATATCATATTTTCCTTTGTATATAACTTTATATTTTTGATACACAAACCTAACAGACACGCGATGGAAGTTATCGTCTGCCCAACTAACCGTTTGCGGTGCAATACCGACTGGAAAAGCGTCAACGAGTTCGACTGCGTATATCTGCTTAATAAAATCATCATATTGGACAATTTTAATATTGGTCATGTATCTTGTTGCTTCATCTTTAGAAAAACGTAGATTGTTTGTGTCTGGTGGCATAATGCATTCTAACCATCTATCAAACAGTTTTCTTTCGTAGAATTCATTGGTGCAAACAAACGTTAGTGTTATCTCATCGTATTGTGTTTGATATGGGACTTTATATGTTGGTCCATATACTTTAACGTCTGTAGTGAGAATTGTTTTACCAGGTAACTCTGTTTGCTCACATTGTAAAGCTAGATAACGCGATATTGTAGGACTAGACGATTCTTGACCTTCTGAAACACCTTTGTTAAAAGCATCCGCTATCGTTGAGTATATTGAATTAGGTAAATTAATCAACTTATCTAAAACACTTGTAGACACAAAGCTACCTACATAAGTAGGTATAGGTAATATCACTTCAAAACGGCTAGGTTTTGCTAACCCAGACTTCGCTTTGATATTAGATAAAAATAAATTAGGACTAAATGACATTAGAATTGTTTCCTTGATTCTGCGTAAACGAAATCTTTGTTGGCTTTTTCGAAGTTTTCTGCTGGTAACAACACGGCAATATCCCACTCGTCAGCATTTATTTCTAAAAACTGACTTTGCACATGACTATACAAATAACGTTTTACGCAAGCCGAGAATTGGTAGTGTTTGGATGCTCTAGCCAATAAACCATAACTCAACCTTAATCTGGTGGTCGAGTCATATTTACTGTTAGTTGCATACTCACTTAAACTATCCAATAACAATAATCGTTGTCTAGGATGAATATAGTGTAAATTTAAACCAAGAAAACCATCTGGGTAATTCTCGATAGGTATCACAAGAGGAAACTTGTCGTAATATTTCAAAGTATCTTTAGTTTTTGGATCGTAAAAGTAAAAATACATTTTACCGATAATAGGCATTAAAACTTTACGTTTATTATCTCGCATGACAGTTTGTCTAGCATTAGCAAGGTCTTTTACCTTTTGTCTAATCCATTGACGAGCACGACGAGATCCTGATTGTTTACCAGTATCTTGTAGTTGGTCTTTTAGTCTATCTATTAAATAAGCCATGTTATATTTATAAGACTAAAACAAACCTAAATGTTTTTCGGTGACAACCACAAACTTCCATCCGTGTTCTTCGCAAAACTTATCAGCAGCTCTCCACTTTTCTTGATTGATTGCGTAGGTTGCCGCTTCAGTGATAAATCGAGATGTTTTACGTTTCTGTGTTGGCATTTTAGTCTGTGAGTCTGGTTTAACTTCAATGACATAAGTCATCACTGAACCATCTTTGCGTTTCATTTGAGCAATGAAGTCGGGAAAGTATCTATGTTTTTTATTATCTACAGGACTAACGTATGGAATAACAAGCTCTTCAGAATTCCACCAAATAACCTCAGGATGGGAGTCGAGCCATTTCATTACTCGTAATTCCCAACTGGACCTGTAGATTATATTATTAACATCACCCCGATACTTTTTTGGTATTGTTGGGTGAAATCTACCTTTATATGTTTTATGACCAAAACTCATATAAATATATAGTCAATCTAAAAGGATAAAGATGTCGCTATTCAATCTAAATGAAATATCATTCAAAGAGGATACTTTGTTTGATAAAATCAATCAAGGCAACTTAGGCCTGAACTCTATGTATATGAATAATATATTTAGATTTCCAGAAGATATCGGTAATTATGACAAAGGTCATTACATGATTATCAATATTGGACAACAAATCAAGACTAAGTATCGGTCTGCTGACGGTGATATGGGTCCAATGACTGTTGAAAGGAATTTAGGTGCACTACAACAAGAGATGGGAACATCTATCAATGCTGTTTCTGCAGGGACTAAAGTGTTGGGTGAAGTTGTATCTAGTGCTGTGGAATTTGGTAAACAAGTAGTTGATACATTTAGTGTTGATTCAGTTAAAGTTATGCCTCTTACTGCGAATAGTAATAATACAGGCGCTCGTAAAATAATCAATGATGTGTCTTCCCAATTACAAAAGCCTAGTTTCCTCAGAACAGTGAGACTGACAACAGACACTATCGCGCTGTATATGCCTGACACATTACAATTTAGTTATAATCAAGGATATTCTGATTTGAGTATGAACCAGGGTATTCTTCCTGGACTTGCCTCTGCTGGTGATGCTGGAGTTTCTGCTATACAACAAATAGCAAGAGGTGGAGACATTAAATCTGCTGTTGCTGGTGCATTAAAAAATATGACACCATTTATAGGCACCAAACTTGCAGAAGCACTTTTACCGGGTGGTGTTGGTACTGCAATAGGTGCTTCGTTATTTGGTGCAGTATTAAATCCTCAATTAGAATTACTATATTCATCACCTGAATTTAGAACATTTAGATTTGAATTCATGATGTATCCTAGAAGTCAAAGTGAAGCTTTAAGTGTTCAGAAGATTATTAATAGACTACGTTTTCACCAAGCACCTGAATTACTACAAGGTGGTTCAGCGGGATTATTCTTAGTTCCACCTTCGGAGTTTGATATTAGTTTTTACTATAACGGTCAAGAAAATCCAAACATACCTTCAATATCTACTTGTGTACTAGTGAATATTGAAACAGACTATGCTCCTAATGGTCAGTTTGCAGCGTACGAAGTTCCTACTAGCTTCGGGGGTGAGGTTAAATTGGGCGGTACTGGTATGCCTGTTGGCATCAGACTTTCGTTAACATTCAAAGAAACACAAATACTCACGAAGTTTAATTATGCTGGATTACCTGGTGGTCAAACATCAGCTTCAACATAATCAACATAAGACACTCACAAATGGCAAAATATTTTAAATTATTTCCTAAAACATTCTATACACTAGCAAACAATGCTACTAGTGTTGAGACTGTTACTAACGTTATTGCCCGATATAACTTCGATGACGCATTTAAGAATAATAGTGCTGTATACTATAACTATAGGGTTAAAGATGGTGAAACGCCAGAAATTATTGCAGATAAATTGTATGGCTCATCAGAAAAGCATTGGGTTATCTTAAGTTATAACGATATCTATCATCCTCAATTTGATTGGGTTTTAGAATCAGGAAGTTTAAATAAATTCATAGAGAACAAGTATTTACCAAGTGCCAATACACTTGCTGGACAAACAGGCACACAATGGGCAAACGCTAA